GCAAACCCTGAGTCAGTCAAGCCATACCTAGTTAACACATTTAGTGGTGCAAGTAATGCACTAAACAAACGAAGGAGCAAAGATGGTTAACATTAAGAACTACTTGGAAGCCCTTGATTTAAAAGAGGATTATAAACATAGAGGTGACTGTCCTGTGTGTAGAGGTAAGAACACATTCACTGCTACACGAGATGGTAGTGCACTTCTGTACAACTGCTACAAGCTTGACTGTAGAGTTAAAGGTGTTGTGTCTTCGGGCATGACAGCAGAAGAGATACAGCGTAAGTTGAAACAAGAGCCTGAACCTGAGTCGGAACACGAGTTGTTTACTTGGCCTGAGTACATAGTCAAACCTACTGCAGAACATAAGCACTACGAAAGATTTATTGGCAGGTGGGGCTTGTATGGTGAAGACTTGATGTATGATGTGATGGATGGACGTGTAGTGTTTCCTATCTATCATAGAGGCAGACTTGTTGGTGCTATTGGTAGATGTACATCTTACTCAGGACAAGTTAAGTGGAAGCGTTATGACAGGACACCTACTGTATTCACTCGTGTTGTAGGTAAACCCAGTGGCGTAGTGATAGTAGTAGAGGATGTTATCAGTGCTACCGTAGCAGCTAAACTATTTCCTGGCTTGACAGGTTTGGCGATACTTGGCACGTCATTCAGTGTATCTAATATGCAACACTTAGATAATTTTTATAAGGTTATAGTAGCATTAGACCCTGATGCTTCATATAAAACACTAGAGTACAAGAGAGAGATAGAGGCTTACACAGGGTTAGAGACTATAGCGTTAAGACTCTATGATGATATTAAATATAAAGTGGAAGCAGACATAAAGAAACTAGAGGAGATAGTATAATGCAACCAAAGAATGTACCATGTCATATCCGTATTAAGGTAGAGCCTACTCAAAAGCAGAAGGGTAGAGCCTGTCGATTACACGGTAAAGACTTCAAGAGTATAGCTGATGCAGCAAGACACTTTAATGTGAACTACTCGTGGGCAGCAGAGCAAGTTAGTAAAGGATGGAACAGAGAGAACTTCCCTAAAAAGTATAGGAAGAACTATGGCTGAACATTACTGTACAACAAAAGGTTTAGGGTGGGCATTCCTAACGTGTGTATTTTTTATACTGGGTGTGCCTGTACTGATGTGGTTAACCCTAGAGGGTAGCAGTTGGTACGACAAGTTTAGTTTAATGAATCCAATGTGGTGATGATATGAAGAAGACAGCAATAATTGATGAACGTGTACCGCTAGGTAAAGTCTACGTTGACTTGACAGTAGATGAAGTGCTAGAGGCATGTAAGAGATACGAGTCGGACAAGAAGTTTGATGAAGAGTTAGCCAAGGTTTATAACAAGGAGATTAGTTATGACTAAGATAGAACACTTAGAACGAGAGATAAATGACTTAGAGTTCTTTATGCGTATACCTACAGTAGATGCACAAAAGAAACGAGAGCTTGAAGTAGAATGTGCTTACAAGCAAAAGGAAATACAGGACAGAGCAAAGAGTATAGAGATAAACAAAACTCTTATGTAATCTATCAAAGAGGAGACGCACATGATGGAACTAGCACTAATCCACACAATGTTGGATAAAGAGTTCTATGATAATCACAAAGGCATAAGATGCCCTGATAAAATTTTTAGTAAAGATGTACGTAAGATTAAGCAGACACTTGACTACGCTATGCAGACTTATGAAAAAAGTCTTACGCCTAGTGAGTTGGAGGCTTTGTTCTTTGTTAACAACACCAGTATGACTACAGCTAACAAGCAAGTCTTCAGTGAGTTGTTTCAAAAGGTTGCACGAGAGAAGCCACTGTCTACAGACATAGCTACAGATGTACTATCTAAAATGTTTCAGCAGGTGGTAGGTGAAGAGATTGCTAACATAGGGTTTGACTACGTTAATGGATCACGCACTGGTCTAGAACCTTTACGTAACATACTCAATGACTACGAAGATAACTTTCTACCTAAACTTACTGTTGATTGGGATGATACTTCTTTAGATACAATACTAAGGCTTAATGATTTACAATCTAAATGGAAGTTTAATATACCTTCCTTATCCAGAGAAGTAGAGGGCGTAAGCCCAGGTCACTTTGTTATTATTGGGGCAAGACCTAACACTGGTAAGACTAGCTTTCACGCTAGTACACTAGCTGCACCTGATGGTTTTGTACATCAAGGTGCTAAGTGTATGGTGCTGTGTAATGAAGAAAGCTATGAACGTGTAGGTGCAAGATACCTCAGTGCCGCTACAAGTATGAGTATGGATGAAGTCAAGACTAACATGGCGGTGGCTGCAATGCGATATGACAAAGTAGCTAAAAACATTTTTGTAAAAGACAGTACAGGTAAAGATATGTCTTGGGTTGAGGCTATCGTCAAAGCATACGAGCCTGACATTGTAGTGCTTGATATGGGTGACAAGTTTGCAATGGGTAAAGGAGAAAGGACAGATCTCTTTCTTAAAGAAGCCGCTATACATGCAAGAAATATAGCTAAGGCACATCAGTGTGTTATAATGTGGATGTCACAACTTAGTGCAGACGCAGAGGGTTTAATTGAGCCTGATCAATCCATGCTTGAAGGTAGTAAAACTGGCAAAGCAGCAGAAGCAGACTTAATAATAATGGTATCTAAAAATAAACGTGTTGAAGGTGATGATGATGCAGAGACTCAAAGACACTTAAAGATAGCAAAGAATAAACTCAAAGGAGGATCACACGCAAGAGTTACTTGTCAACTTGATGGAGACAGGAGCCAGTATTTACCATGAGACTTGTGCTAGATGTAGAGAACACAATAACTAAACGAGAGAAGAAGAACATTCTAGATCCGTTTGAACCTGGACTTGAACTTGTGCAAGTAGGTGTGCAGAACGTAGACAACGTAGATGAAACACACCTGTTCACTCTCAATCATGTAGAGGATCAAGACATAGGTGGCTCAAGAGCTAGGAACATACAGATCCTACTAGACCATACAACACTTTTGATTATGCACAATGCACAGCATGACTTGATGTGGTTGTGGGAGTCAGGCTTCAAGTATGACGGTGACATCTATGACACGATGTTGGCTGAGTATCTTCTATTGCGTGGGCAGAAAGAACCTATAAGTCTAGAGGCTTGTGCTGAACGTAGGAATCTAAACTATCAAAAGCAAGACACTCTCAAAGAGTATTACAAGAAAGGATGGAACACCAATGAGATACCTTTACAAGAGCTTCTTTTTTATCTTAGGAGTGACCTCAACATTACTCGTGAGTTGTACCTTGCCTTGGAACAAGACTACGCCCAACCCGATTCAGCCTCCTTACATAGAGTCCGAAGTGTTACCTTCAGCACCTGTAAAGCCCTTACCCGAATGTACATGTCAGGATTCAGGGTGGATAGACACGCCTTACAAGAAGTTAGATTAGAGTTTGAAAAAGAGAAAGCTGCGATAGAAGATAGGTTGCAGCGCAAGACTCGTGAACTTATGGGTGACACACCTATCAACCTCAACAGTCCTGAGCAAGCATCTCAAGTTATATTCAGTAGACGTATACACAACAAGAAAGAATGGGCTGACTTGTTTGACTACACTGAGACACAGCAAGAGTTTAAAGATGCCATAGAAGCAAACAGTTCTATCATTAGAAAGACTAAAGCTAGTACTTGTACCACCTGTAATGGACGTGGCTTAGTGTATAAGAAAAGAAAAGATGGTACGTTCTACAAGCTACCAAACAAATGTAAAGATTGTGATGCAAGAGGCTATCAGTTAACCGAAACAAAACAAGTAGCAGGGTTGTGTTTCTCTGCACCAAGTAAGAAGTGGATAAGTGCAAATGGTTTCAGTACGAGTAAAGGCAATCTTGAGAGTCTTATGGCTACCGCTACAAGCAACGGCATGGAGTCTGCTCTTGATTTTCTTACTGATCTTAAGCGCCTCTCTGCTATCAGCAGTTACCTTAGTAGCTTCGTGGATGGTATCGACATATTCACCAAGCCCAACGGATTCCTTCACGTCAACCTTACCCAAAGTGTCACCAGTACAGGTAGATTCTCTGGACGCAATCCCAACATGCAGAACATGCCAAGAGGAGGAACCTTCCCAGTAAAACGTGTGTTCATATCACGATGGGAAGGTGGACAGATCATGGAATGTGACTTTGCCCAGTTGGAGTTTAGAGTTGCTGCATTCCTCTCACAGGACAGCACAGCCATGCAGGAGATTGAAACAGGATTTGATGTGCATTCCTACACGGCAAAGGTTATCAGTGATGCAGGACAGCATACAGAGCGTCAGGCAGCAAAGGAGCATACCTTCGCCCCTCTCTTTGGTGCTACTGGATATGGCAGACCCAAGGCTGTAGCTGCATACTACAAACACTTCAATGAGAAGTATGAAGGGGTAGCTAAGTGGCATAAAAAACTTGGCGATGAAGCTATGAGGTTTTTCAAGATCACTAACAAGAGTGGCAGACAGTACGCATTTCCTGATGTAAGTCGTAGGACTAACGGTAGTGTATCACACTTTACGATGATCAAGAATTACCCTGTGCAGGGCTTTGCTACAGGTGACATTGTGCCTGTGGTTCTACTAGAGTTTGACAGATTGCTTCAGCCTTTGCAGTCATGCTTAGTCAATACTGTACATGATTCAATGGTGGTGGATGTACACCCTGATGAAATAAAAAAAGTATTGAGTATTGTAGAGATTGTAAATGCTAACCTCAACCGTATCATAAAAGACGCATACGATGTAGAAATGAATGTGCCTTTATTATTAGAAGCAAAAATAGGTAATAATTGGCTTGACACAGTTGACGTTTAGAGTATAACTAACCATCTTTAACTTTGAAAGGAAGTAAGTAAAATGAGTACAGAAGTAGCGATACAAAATGATCTAGGTATGTCTCTTGCAGAAGCAGTAGGAGTAATGCCTCAAAGCGGTGGCGAAAGAAAGAGTGCTGCTTTACCTAGAGTAAATCTCATGCATACAGGTATCATGGGTGAGATTGATGTTAACGGAAAGTCTATTAAGACTGAAGTTGTACCATCAGGATCATACAAGATCACAAGAGGTGAGGACGATGTTGTTTATGCATCTAGTCCTACAGTACGTATCTTCGCAATCAGACAGCAGTGGTCTAAGTGGGATGCCAAAGAAGAGATGATGATGAAAACTGTCATGTCTATAGATCTTAAAGGCGACCTCAAAGATAACGTAGGTACATTTAATCTAGGTAGACCATCAGGTTACATCGAAGATTGGGACAGCGTACCTGATAAAACAAAAGAT